ATGGAGATGCCGATTTGTTCCGACCGCCGCACCGGGCAGGCGCGGTCTGTCTATTACGACGAGCACGGCTACGCCGTTCTGGTGGGCGGCGAGCCCATCCTTACCCGTCGTCTTGAGGCCGTCTGCTACTTGGTAGGCGCGCGAGATCGCGAAAAGATTTCGCTTATCCATGCGCTTCAGGATGCCGGCGAGCCTGCTCTCGCTCGGTGGGTGGCCCACGGCATGCACAGTCGCAAGAACCGAAGCTGACCTGCAGGTTGCCAGCAGCATCACTCGGTCTCCGTCGAGCCGTTCGCACGGCAGTAAGCGGCCCAGGCCTTCTGGACCTGATCGAATTTCTCGGCGTCGCCGTTGTTGTCGGGATGATGCAGCGAGCGCAGGTAGCGGTACCGGGCGCGCACGCCGTCGTCGCCCAGGTCAGCCGCGACACCGAGTACACGCACCCAGTCGGCATCGGGGGATTCGATGGCTACGAAGCCGGTGAAGGCTCGATCGAGGATGGCAGCGCCGCCGTGGCGCTCAATGGCGCGCATCGCTTCCAAGGTGGCCGCGATGGCGGCGAGGTTGTCGGCCACGCGGTCGTACCGGTCGATGGCCATGCATTTCGGGGGCGCGTTGCGCTCGCTGGCGCGACGCCAGTACACGGCCACGCCTGGGTCGCGGGGCTCGGCTTGAGCGGAGCGTGGGAGGCCGTCGAGGCGCAGCACCAGGTTTGAGCTGATCACCAGGTCGTCGTCGAGCACGCCCATGCGCTGCAACTGGTCGCGCAGGCGTTCCACGCCCTCGGCAATGGTGATCTGCCGGCCGCTCTCGTAGCTGCCGTCGTAGCGACGCCGCGAGGCCTTAGCGAAGCGCGCGGATGCCCGGTGAGCGGCGTCGACGCGCTTCCATCCCTCGGGCCACGTAAGGGGGTAGGCGGGGATGCTCATTCGGTCACCTGTACTTCGTGGGCCTTGGCCGCGCCGTCATAAGCGGCCTTGAGGCGGTCGATAAAGGCTGGCGCTTCCGGGCCGGTGTCGGCGAGCAAGCGCGCATGGGCTTCGCGGTAGGCGGCGGTGCACTCGCGGAATGAGTCGTCCTTATTGACGCCCAGGACTTCCCACCAGTTGTCGCGCTGCGGTGTCAGGGCCTGACGGGCCTGCGCAGGCGATGGCGTCGCGTGCACGGTCGGCGCGGAGGCGGGCAGGGCCGTCACACCCTGACGCGGAGCGCACACGGGATCCGGGCCCTTGAGCTCGGCAGCAAGCCCCACCAGCCACCAGGCAGTGGAACCGCCGCGGCGATCGTCGCGGATGACCTTGCCGGCCTCGGCCATCTTCCGCAGCTGGCGCCTGGTCTGAGATTCGGACAGGTCGGCCTCGTCGGCGATGTCCTTCAGCAGGGCACCGTACTGGACCGCCGTACGGTCCCCAGCCCGCAGCGGATCGGAACCCACGTGCAGGGCGATCGAGCGCAGGCAGGCGCGCTTCAGGGCCTTCTCGAAGTCTTCGGGGGAAATGGTTGTACTGGTCATGCGGCTTGCTCGATTCGAAGTTGCTGGCCGGCGGCGTGGAGGCGCTGCACGGCGTCCTGGTAGATAGCCCCGTCCAGCTCGATGCCGACGAAGCTGCGGCTGGAGCGGAGGCAGGCCACGCCGGTGGTGCCGCTGCCCATCGTGTTGTCCAGGACGAGGTCGCCCTCGTTGGTGTACGTGCGGATCAGGAACTCCATCCAACTCACCGGCTTCTGCGTCGCGTGATGGCTTCCCTTCTGCTTGTCGCTGGAGAAGAACTGCACCGAGCGCGGGTACCGGTCGGTCGAGTCGTAGGCGGTCAGGCTCAGGGCCTTCCCGTAGACCTCGGAATTGACGGTCTTCCTGCTCGTCGTTTTGCGCACGTGCCCGCTGGTCATCTGCGGGTTGTACGTGGGCTGGCGCCGGTAGAACACCTGGACGGTCTCATGCGCGCGCAGGGGCTGCTTCTTCGCATTGAGGAAGCCCGTAGCGTTGCCTTTTTCCCAGATCCACTCATAGCGGTAATCGTCGAGGTTGCTGGCCACCAGCAGCGACGTGAACGGCTGGGCCGAGCACAGCACGATTGCCGCGGCCGGCTTGGCGACCCGCTGGTATTGCTCCCAGAGCGGTTCGAAGGGGATCACCGCGTCCCACGCGCAGCGCGTGGTGCCGTAGGGGAGGTCGGCGAGGACCATGTCCACACTTGCGTCCGGCAGCTCGCGCATGCGCTGCAGGCAGTCGCCGACCATGAGGCGAATCTGCTTCACGCGGCCTCCTGCTGGCGGTAGAAGGCGATTAGGTCGGCGGCATTCGCTGCCACGAGCGCTTCCGATTCGGTTGGGCACACGCAGTTGCCGACGAGCTTTACCTGGTCGGTCTTGCTGATCGGCTTCCAGATAAAGCGGCCCGAGCCTGGCGTTGTCTCGAACAAGCCCCAGTCGAGAATGTAGTTCTCGGGAATGGCGTTCGCGCGGGCGAGCTCGCGCGGAACCAGCATGCGCAGGGTGATGTCCACCATCGCGTAGCCGCCGACCAGAAGCACGTCGAAGGGCTCGGGGAAGTGTTCCGGCAGTTGCTCGTGCAGGAACGCGGCAACACGACGCGCACCCTCAAGCTGCTCCGGGCTCAGCCAGTCGGCCGGGACGTGCGCGGCTTCCACGACGCCCATGCGGTCCTTGGTCGGCACGGTGTGCATCGGCTCGTTCGCCGCCTGCCACTGGCCACCTTCGCTGTAGTACTTCACGAAGCACGCGGTCACGAGCGCTTGCTCGCCGCGATTGGCGCCGGTGACCGTGCGCATGGCGTCCGTCACCGGATAGCCAGAGCGGTCGCCGTGGTGGGTGAGGTGCGTCAGGTGGGCTGCGACCACGGCATGCTTCACCGAGCCGACCACCGTTCCGAGTGGCGCTTCGTGATCCAGGCAGCGCGGCGCCTGGCCTTCACGTTCGCCGTACCCGACCTGGATAAGCGTGCCGGCGGCGAGGGCAATGTGCCCGCCCTTGACGTTGGCGCAGACCGTGCGCATCGGCTCGTCCGCGTCCCAGCATCGCTGGGCGCTTCCGTTGGCGCACTCGGTGAGGTGACCGGCCACCAAGCCATAACGGATGGCCCCGGCCAGCACCGTATCGGAAGGTTCGCGCACGTCGTAGCCCAGAGCGTTCTGGCCGAAAGCCGTTACGTACGGTTCGATCAGCGCATGGTGGGTGCCCTGACCGCTTACGGTGCTGAGCGGCGCGCGAACGCTATGCGTGCTGGTGTGGCTGGCCGAAGTGCCACGCAGCGGCACCAGGTAGGGGTTCGGGTTGGCGATGCTGTACCGCCACAGCCCGCGAGCGATTCTGCGCTGCGTGTTCTTGGCCAGCGGCTTCTTTCGTCCGAAGATGCTCTTGCCGGGGATCGACCAGTCGATGCAGTGGTCCGCAGCTGTTTTCCACGGCAGCTTGTTTTCGGTCGGAACCTTGGCGTATTGGCCTTCCGGCCACACGATCGGACGACCATCGCAACGGGCGACCAGGTAGAGGCGCTTACGGATCGTCGGCGCGCCGGTGTTGGCGGCGATGCGCTCGCGCCATTCCACCTTGTAGCCAAGGTTCTCCAGCTGGCGCACCCAGCGGCGGAACGTCAGACCCTTACGGGCCGGGTCGGGCTGGCCCGCGGCGTTGAGCGGTCCCCAATCCTCAAATTCCTCGACGTTCTCAAGGAAGATAAGGCGCGGCTTCACCACCTTCGCCCACTTCACCACAACCCAGGCGAGCGCACGCACGCGCTTGCTACGCGGCTTCCCGCCCTTGGCCTTGCTGTGATGTCGGCAGTCCGGCGATGCCCAGAGGATGCCGACCGGGCGACCCTTGGTGGCCTCCACCGGATCAACCTCGAAGATGTCGCACTGGTGGTGCTGAGTGTCCGGGTGGTTGGCGCGGTGGACAGCGACCGCGACCGGGCTGTGATTGATCGCGATATCAGCAGCGCGGTACGCGCGCTCGATGCCGATCTCGGCGCCGCCGAATCCCGCGAAGTGCACGACGACGAGCTCATGGCCGAAATTGAGAAAACCGGAGTGGCTACCGTCAGCCATGTGCTGGCGCTCCTGGGTAAGGGCCGGCGGCGTTGCACCGCCGGCAGGCTGGGTTACGGAGTGAAGGTGCCGACGGTGACGTCCGCGACGCCGCCGAGGGTCGAGTTCAGCGTGTCGCGGAACTCCTTCGCGATTTCCTCGATCACCGCCTCGCGGCGCTGCCAGCGAAGGACGATGAGCGGAACCTCGCCGGTCGTGATGACCGACAGAGCCAGGCGGAACGTGCGCTGCTTCAGGCCCACGTACGGCTCGCACACCCAGGTGAAACCAAGCGGCAGTTCGTCGGACTGCGCCTCGATCTGCTCCATCTCCGAACGGCTGGCGCTGGTAGCGGTGATGCCATGGACCGACTCACCCTGCTTCTTGATGGTCAGCTTGCGAATGGCGGTGATCGCCCGGTTCAAGCTGCCGTCGCCGCCGGTGTAGTCAGCCGAGATGAAGTCGTTCCAGTCCTCGAGGAATTCCGCGAGGTCCTTCTGCTTTAGGCGCTGGCCGTCGAGCCTGCACAGCGCGCTGAAGGCGGCGGTGGGCTTCAAGGTGAGGTTAGCCACCCAGTCGGCGTGGCCTGGCACGGTCTCGTCGCCGAGGTTGAAGAAGGCACGAGCCGCCATGCGATCGACGTCCACGAACACCGGCGTCGTGCCCGGGTTATAGGTATCCACGTAGCGCACAAAGTCATCGAACGACGGGGTGGCGAACACACCGCGATAGCGCGCGCGGTTCAGCTGCAGCGATTCGAGCGATTCGATCTCCTGCCCATCCTTCGTGTTGAGGATGACGGCGGGAACGGTGGTAGTGAGGCGGTTGGCCGAGGCCGCGGCGAGCGCGGTCTGCTGGATGAGTTCGAGGGCGGACTTGTCCATGTGGGTTCCTGGTGGATATCGGGGCGGGATGACGCTTAGTTGCGCGTCTCGCGGTCTTCGCTGCGGAACATGTCCGGCTGCGATTCGGGGAAGAGCGACAGCTTTCCGCGCACGCCCACATGGAGCGGGGTCTCGGTCGTGTTCTCTTCGGAGGTCTTGCCGTTGTTGGTCGGGCGGATGAAGGCGAGCTTGTGCTTCACCGCGACCTGTCGGCTGTTGGCGATCTGCTTGATGTCGAAGGTGAGCGTGACCTTGCCGGAGCGGCCGGTGGCCACAACGCCCTCGGCGACGCTGTGGAGCGCGTGCTCCATCTTCTGGCCGAACACGCCGGCATCGAGATCGGCAATCAACTCGACGACGTTCTGGCTCGTCTTCTTCGTTTCGTTCATGGGTAGTGCCTCAGCAGGGCCGGGCACGCCCGGCGTTTTGGAATAGGTGCCCGGTCAGACCGCCGGGCTCGGTGTGGGCTGTGCGCCGCGCGGGACTAGGGGAGGGCGGGCGACGGCACAGCGAGAAGGACGGCGGCGAAGGTGGTCCAGATACCCAGGACGAGCGCGACAGCCGATTTCTCATCGATGGGCGCGGACATCCACCAGGAGATGGCTTTCTGGATTCGTGCTTCCATCACGGCTTCGCCTTGCATGGGCCGTCGGTGAAGAGCACGACGGGCTGGCCGTAACGGGTATGCCCGACAACGACGGTCTGCTTCTGGCGAACGCACGCCACCTTGGACTCGGCAAGCGAGGTCGGCTGGTGGTGGCGCTCGGCCTGGTTCGCGCAGGCGGTCAGCGCCGCGATGCCGAAGCCGACGAACAGCACCACGAGCCAACCGAAGCGATCCTCGAACCAGTGCTGCAGGGACGGCGTGGACGATGCAGCGTGCATGTGAGCCTGGGCGGCGCGGATGTCGCGATCACCATCAGACTTCGCGATGGCGTACTTGAGCGCCTGGCGCTCCTTGATGGTGAGGCTGCTCATACGATGTCCCCAACGGTGAGGGCGACGACCGGATGGCCAGCGCCGTGGATCCACAACCTCACGGTCTCGCCGCGCTGCATGCGCTCGAGTTCTTCTGGGGTGGGTTCCCAGGCGGAGACCATGAACTGGCCTTCCGGCGTGATGACGTCGCGTACGGGAAAGGCACCGCAGGTCATGTCGCGGCCGTCCCAGCCCGGCGGAGCGCCGAGCACGCGCGTGGCGTCGGCGATGTGCTTGACGATCACGCTGCGGCCGCCTGCGCTTCGCGCGCCATGGCTTCGTAGTGCTCGCGCACCGTCGTGATGCCGCGTGCCGAACGGCATGCCTTCATCAGGTCGTTGCCCATGACGGCAAGGCCCGGGTCGGTGCCGGGGGCGCACGCCACCTGGACGAAAGCCTCGGCCAAGTGCACGACGATGGCGGCGCGCTGGGCGCGGCCACGAACGATCGCCAGGCGGGCGATTAGGTCATCGGCGTCGAAGTAGTTCCGTTCGGTGCACTCGCGCAGGACGTCGACGGTTTCGTCGAGGGTCCCGGCCAGCTGATCTTTGATGGGGGCGTCGCCCATTGCTCTCTCCCTGCCCGGGTGATCCGGCGTGGAGATAAAACTATGGCATTCCATAGACTCGTGTCAATGGGATTCCATAACTTTTTTCGGCGATCATGCGATCTCTATGGAAAACAGGGGATTAGGATGTTCAAGATCGACGATGCCGGCGCATCGAGCCCGGCCATCACGCGCAGCTGGCGCATGGATCGCTCTACGAACGAGTTGATTGGAGTCTGCCGCGGCATCCTTGCTGATGGATCGATCAATATCTCGGAGGCGAAGTTCCTGCACGACTGGCTGGAGCGGCACGCCGAGTTCGCGGGCCATTTCCCGTACAACGTCCTGTTGCCCAGACTTACAGAGGCATTGGCAGATGGGGTGTTAGACCTTGACGAAGAGCGGGATCTTCTCGAGGCACTCAGCGCGACGGTAGGTGGCGAGGTGGCCCACGAAAACGGGGCCAACAGCCTTTCTACCGAACTGCCATACGACGTTCCGCTGCCAACGATCCTGCACTCGGCCAGCACCTTCGTGGTGACGGGGACGTTCAGCTATGGGAAGCGCAGGGCGGTTTGCGAAGCCATCGAGGCCCGGCACGGCGCCGTGCGTTCTGCAGTATCGAAGGCCACCGATTACGTCATCATCGGCGAAGTGGGTTCGCGCGACTGGCTGCATTCGTCATACGGCCGGAAGATCCAGGACGCCATGGACTTTCGCAACCAGGGCGCCATGATCTCGATCGTGCCCGAGCGACATTGGGTGGCGTCGCTTCGCCCCCTGATAGATTGAAGGCAGTCTCATCTTGCGAGTCTGGCGTGCCGGGCTCGCGTCAAAGGTCGAAGGATATGCTGTCGAGTGAGGTGATACGCGACATCAGGATTTTTAGGTCCGCAGCGGGATACTGATCTAGGTCTCGCTGTATGAAGTTCACGATGTCTGGGATATCGGAATCCTGCGGCACGAATATATACCTGACGTCATTGGGCGTGAACGTTAAGGAAGCCTTCTCCTTGGCTGCTGCATCCAACGGCTCAAGCTTCGAGTGGTCGCTATAATGCTCGTGAAGTAGGTACTGCACGACGCCGTCGACCTCCGGGACGTATCTCCACTCCGACTCCTGATAGAACTCCTTTTCAACAAAATCCGTTCCCACTCGCATTTTCCCCGAGAGGGGCTTGGTGTTTGCGAGCAAGTGCCTCATGGCGCTTTTCTCTTTATCGGTTGCCTTGCTCGTCGAGCGCATAACTAAGTTCATTACGTCGTTGAGCGCTGAATGGAGATTATTGTTGCCCTTCATATAGAGAAGGGGATTAAGAGAGTTTTTCTCACCCCATTCTCTCGTCATGCCGATGCCAAAACTCCCGTAGAACGCAACGTGGTCTTGGATTCTACTGATGGGAATATCGCAAAAGCAGACCATTGGAAAGGCGATGTAGGTGTAGTGCCCATAGCCCATCCAAGCCACGTCCTCTAGACAGTATCTAGGCCAGAAACCGTCGGTCAGTATCCTCTTGAGGATGTCAGCGCTTTTTGTGAAATGAAAAAGCGAGTTCGAGCGTGGTGCCATTGCCGTTCCTGTGCAGATCGATAACGTTTGATTCCGTTTACGGCGACGAAGCTAGTCTTCCCAACTACCGATCCATCGCACTCGGCCGTGGATCTCGAAGTGTCTGGTTTCGTCGACCGCGACCGGCTTGCGCCACTTCGGGTCGTCCTTGTTGTCACTGGCGATGAACCACCGGCCGCCCAGTTCCACGAGCCGCTTGGCCATGAGCGTACCTTCGTAGCTGATCACGTAAATCTTGTCGTCACGGGGCTCGATGTCTGAAGTATCGAAGAGGATGGCGTCGCCATTCTTGATGGTGGGCGCCATGGATTCGCCCTTGCCATAAAGAACCGCCAAACGATCGGCCCGCAGGTGCTTGCGGCGCAGGCTCTCGGCCCGGAACTTGAGCTTGTGGGTCTCGGCGTATTCATCGACCACGGCGCCTTCGCCCAGGGCTGCAGCCTGGCGCACGCCGATGATGTCGGCCCAGCCTTCTTCTGCCGGCGGTTCGTCGTCCGCATCCATCTGGCCACGGCCGGTCTCAAGCCACTCAACCCTGATCCTTAGCGCCTTGGCGAGGACATGCAAACGGGTGCTGGACGCCTGGTCACTGTTCTCGATACCGGCGAGGGTTGGGTACGGAATGTCCGCGGCCTTCGCAAGATCGGGCCGGGTCATGCGCCGGAAAAGGCGCGCCTGCTTGATTCGTTCCCCTATGGTCATGGCCGTATGGTTATGGAAAACCGTTATGGGATGCCGTTGACACGGAGTTATGGGATGCCATAACCTGCGGCCCATGAAAACCTGGTCCGAACGAATTGCCGATTTGCAGAGCGACGGATGGTCGCTGACCGAGATCGCCTCAGCCATGGGCTGCTCTCCCCAGGCCTTGTCCGACATCAAGCAGGGTCGGACCAAGGAGCCCACGGGTATGTCGGCTGTTCGCCTGCACAACCTGCATGCAACCGGCGCCAAGCCGCCGGCTGATGGTGAGGACGTGCGCCAGCGACACCGAATCCCGGCCGCCTCGGCAGGGGCGACGGCAGAAGCAACTACGACTGTTCTGACCGTGAAGGTGGCCTGACATGGTCTCGATGGCGCTCACCATGGGCTTTTTCTTCTCGCTGGCGCTCTGGCCGGTATTCACTTCCGTATCCCCTGAGAGGCGCGCATGAGCCTGACGCTCGTTATGACGCTGGCGTCGATCGTCATTTCGCTGGGCAACATCGCATGGCTGGCGCTCTTGGATCGCCGGTGCCGCTTTGTCACCTCGACGGTCAAATTCGACCAGGCGGACCTCGACGAGATGTGCCAGCAGCTCACCGAAACGATCCAGTGCGAGGTGGCCAACCTACGTGCACAGGTTGAGTACCAGTTTCCCAAGCATAGCGTCGTGCTGGCTGATGAATTCAGTCTGGCGTCGGGCACGAGCATGGCAATCCAGCGCGGGCCCGACGGGAAGTTTTTGGCAGCAGGCGTTACCGGGGTTTCTGAAGGCCGCTCGCAGAAGCCTGAAGGATATCCGCCATCTGCGTCACCACCCGGGTGAATTCGTTGGTCATTAGGTCCGAAAGGCCGTGGCCAAGCATGTCGGCGATCGATCTCTCGTTTGCGAACTTCAGGTTGTCGACAAGGTGCTGCGTCGGGTTGTCTCGATCCATGGCCATTTGCAGAACGACCGAATGAAGCGCGTTCAGACGGCCCAGCATGATCTCTTTCTCCGTTTCCAGCAGCCGCACCTTCTCGGCCAGTGAGGCCAGGCTGACTTGTTCGTTCATGGGTTTCCCTTCGTTGGTGGTTGGTGGTGTCGCAACTCGATTCTGCCACGAAGGGTGACCCGCCTAATCCGTGCGTCGTGATGTCCATGGCGCGCACTTTATCGACGCAGCCCACGCGGCTCACCATTTGAGATTCACGATCATGAATGTCCTCGACGCAGCCCAAGCAACTGTGAAGGCGTACCCCGGCGGCGCTGAATCGCTGGCGCCTCGCCTGGACATGTCCGGCGCGCTGCTGCGCGGCAAGGTGAACCCGCAGTACGACCGCAACCACCTGACGCTGGCCGAAGCCGACCTGCTGATGACGGTCACCGGTGACCACCGAATTCTCCACGCACTCGCCGCGCAGCACGGCTACGTCCTTCAGCGTCACGACGATCTGGAGCGCGAGCGCGAAGAAGCCCAGCACCGCGTCGACGAGCTCGTGCTCGACCTGATGCGAGCCACGGGCAGCTTCGCCGGCACGATCGCCGACGCCCGGGAGGATGGGGTTATTACGCCGCGCGAGGCGAAGGACACGGCTCAGGCTGGCATGGGCGTGCAGAAGATCGTGGTTGATCTCGTCGCCGCGTTGCAGGCCCAGGTGAGGCTCGACATCCGGTGAGCACGAAGTGGGCCTTCGCCTGGCTGGTTCTCGTAGCCTTACTCGCCGTAGTGGACAAGCTTCGCTTCCGTTCGATGTTGGAACGTCGCGGCAGCGGCTTAGCTTTCGTCCTTTGTCTCGTAGCCGCGGCGTGGTTCGGCTATGCCGCCGGTCTCCAGCACGCGTGGGGTCCCTGATGCGTCAGACCCTGACGACCTACGAGCAGTTCCTCGGGGTTCGCACCCTGCGTGCGCTCAAGGCGTTCGCACGATGAACCGCCTGTCGTCTCCTGCATACCTCCACGCGAAGGCTGTACTGCCTGGCGTGCTGGCCCATGGGGCGACACCCGAGCAGCTCGTCGCTGCCGAAATCCACCTTTCCTCGCTGCGGCCATCGCCGCAGATGCCCTTGTTCGACCCGCAGCACGCTTACCCGGGGGTAGCTTCCCGGGGACAGCCGGATCCGGCCGGTTGCGTGCCTGCACTTCCCCGGATCCCGGAGTAACGATGGAAGAGAAAGACCTCGACGACCTCGTAATGATCGTCGCTTGCAACCGATGCATGGTGGCCCGCGCGTCTGCCAAGGGTGATCGCGGCACTGCTGACGCCCTCATCGAGATTGGTTCGGCGATCCTGACTGCCTGGTGCCTTCAGCTTGGCCTGAATGCCGAAGCTACCCATGCGCGCTCGCATCGCTTCCTTGAAGTCGTCACCGATCCGCCGGGCGTGGTGCACTGATGGCCGGCGACTGGATCAAGATGCGGTCGGACCTCTTCACGCATCCGAAAGTTGTCCGCATGTCGTCCGCATTGAAAGCGGACGGTCGTCCCGCGTTGTTGGCGGATCGCATGCGCACGGTCGGCGGATTGATGGCGGTTTGGTGTCTCTTCGATGCCCACTCGACCGACGGACGTCTGGCTAGTTACTCGCTGGAAGCGATCGATGAGCAGGTCGGTATGCCCGGCTTCGGCCATGCCATGGCCGCCGTTGAATGGATCGCCGAAGACGCTACAGGCCTTGTCCTTCCTGAGTTTGACAAGCACAACGGTCAGTCTGCGAAGCGTCGTGCGCAGGAAGCTGATCGCAAACGAGAGGCGCGCAAATCGTCCGCAACAGATGCGGACAAAGTGCGGACCAGAGAAGAGAAGAGAAGAGAAGAGAAAGAGAGAGGCGCGACTACGTCGGCGCCCACTCTCGAACTCGTCTCCGACGACCAGGGGCAGGGCGGCAAGGCCGCGGCGAAACGCGGCACCCGACTGTCGGACAACTGGCAGCCGAGCGGCGAGGATTTCGCGTGGGCACGCAAGGAGCGACCGGACGTTGACCTGCGCACCGAGACGGCCAGCTTCTGCGATTACTGGCGCGCCAAGCCGGGCAAGGAGGGCACGAAGCTCGACTGGACCGCGACCTGGCGCAACTGGATTCGCAACTCCCGCAAGGCCGGTGGCGTGTACAACCAGCGTCCTGAGCAGCCGCGCGCCCGGCAGGAGCTGACCCGATGAGCGCGGATAGCCGGATTGAAAGCATGCTGCGCGTGCCACCAAACGCCGTGGCGGCCGAGCAGAGCGTGCTCGGCGGCCTGATGCTGTCGCCTGGCCGCATCGACGCGGTGAGCGCGCGGCTCGAGGAAGACGATTTTTACCGCCGCGACCACCGGATGATCTTCCGGGCCATGGTGCAGTTGAACCGTCGTGGCGTGCCGTGTGACGCGGTGACACTGGCTGGATGGTTCGCGAACAGCGGCCTGGGCTGCGACCCGGCCTACCTCCTCCAACTGGCGAACGACACACCCAGCGCAGCGAACATCGACACCTACGCCGCGATGGTTCGCGAGAAGGCTGTGCGCCGCCGTGTGATCGATGCGGCGACCGAGCTGATGGAGCAGGCCTTCGGCGCCGCACATGACGCCACCGAACTGGTGGACGGCGGCATTGCCACGCTGATGGGCATGCAGCGCATCGAGGTATCCAGCGAATTCAACATGCGTCAGACCCTGACGGTGGCGTACGACGCGGCGCAGGCGGCGAAGGCGCGTGGCGGCAAGATCCCTGGCATTCCCACCGGGCTGTCCGAACTGGACGACGTCCTGGGCGGCCTGCACGACTCGGACCTGATCGTGGTCGGCGCCCGCCCGGCGATGGGCAAGACGGCGCTGCTGTTGAACATGCTGCTGGCCCATGACAGCCCGGCCGGCCTCGCGTCGACCGAGCAGCCGCAGGTGCAGATCGGCTCGCGCCTGCTGGCGATCGAGGGCCGGATCAACGCGTCCCGCCTGCGCAACGGCACCCACGACGACGAAGACCTCGGTCGCATGGCCGCCGCGGTGGCCCGCCTGATGGAGCGCGAGCTCGTGCTGTGCGACCGCGCAGGGCTGACCATCGGCGAACTCCAGCGTCTGGCCCGCCGGTGGAAGAAGAAGCACGGCATCCAGCGCCTTTACGTCGACTACGTCCAGCGCCTCAAGGGCAACAACCCGAGGGATTCGCGCATTGACCAGGTGAGCGAGGTGGCCCAGGGCCTGAAGGAGATCGCTCGCGAGTTGAATATCCCGGTCGTCGCGCTGGCGCAGGTAAACCGCGAGGTGGAGAAGCGCACCGACAAGCGCCCGAACATGGGTGACCTGGCGAACTCCAGCGAGATAGAGAAGGAAGCCGACCAGATCCTGATGCTCTACCGCGACGAGGTGTACCACCCGAACACCGAGGACAAGGGCATCGCCGAGATCAGCGTGGAGAAGAACCGCCACGGCCCGACCGGCTTCAAGAAGGTCGAATGGCACGCCGAGACCATGCGCTTCACCGACCGCGGCGCGGGGTACCACGATGGGTGGTGATCTGCTGGCGCGCATCGAGGCCGACCGCTTGGCCGCTCGCGCTGCGTTGGAGGGCGAACGCGTGCTGATGCGCGTCAAGTTCCCGCTGGTGGCCAGGATCGTGGACGTGTTCCGCGCCGCCGCTGCGTCCGACCAGACCGCGCCGCGCCTGCTGCCGCGACCTGTATACGCCGCGAACGACGCGGGCGAGACGTGGGGCAGGGAACCGCAATCGGAAGGCCTTGCCGTGGACGGCGACAAGCTGGCGCACCTGCCTGCATTCGAAGCCTCCTGGCGCGCGTTCTTCGCTGGCCGGAAGGAAGACCACAAGACCTACCGCGAGCGCATGCAGCGCGCTATCCGCCCCGAGACACGAGGCATCGACGAACCATGAGATACGCCACCCAAGGCCTAGCGCGTCGCCGCGCCGCTGACTTCATTCCTGACGCGCAGAGCCTGATCTATCTCGGTCATGTGCGGCAGGGCGTGCTGTCCATCCATCGGGCCGCCCGCGCCGCGATCCTCGCTCAGGGCCGGGTCGCCATCTTCATCGGAGCCAACGGCGAGGCCGCTGCCTACAGCTACCGCCACGTCGATTACGACCGCCACTGCCGAAAGCACGCTAAGAGCCTGATGGGCGTCTACCAGGTGTCCGCCGCTGGCACTGTGCCGGAGGCCGACGACCTGGCGCTGCTTGCCGATATCCGGTGCCACGTGCTGGCGCTACCAACCCAAGGAGCTAAAGCCGCATGACCGTGTACAGCCAGATCAAGCGCGACCTACTCTCGTTGGCCCTCGTCGCGATTGGCCTCACCGTGGTGCAGAACTGGCTGATGCCACGCGACAGCTGCGACACGGCTGAACTGCGCTGCGGCATGAAGGTACGGACAGATGCGCTGTCCGGTTGCCAGTACCTCGAATCGGAAGCCGGCGCCTTGACGGTACGGCTTGGGCGCGATGGCCACCAGATCTGCGCGGGGTACCAGTGAAGCGCACACCTATCCTCCGCAAGACACCGTTACGCCAGAAGGGTTGCCTGTTGCGCCTGGCTGGCGCCGCGGTCAAGGGACCGCGTCAACGTGTGACGGTCGAGTTCGACGACGACGGCGCGGTTGTGGCCACATGGGCCGCGCCGAAGCTCCGCCAGAGCCGCAGCACGGGCAAGCCGACGAAGGCGCAGGTTGCCCGCTGGGATTCGATGCGCGCCCGCGGCTGCGTGGCCTGCCACCTCAATGGCGTGGACCATGGCCTGGCGCGCGCCAGCTTCGGCCAGGGGTTGGAGATCCACCACCTACTGTCTGGCGGTCGGCGCCGCGGGCACGACTTTACCGTGTGCCTCTGCCACTACCACCACCAGGGCAAGTTCCTCCCGTACCCGGATCACGGATACCAGGAGCACGCCGAGCACTTCGGTCCCAGCCTCGAGCGCCAGTCGCGCCGCTTCCACGAGTTCTACGGTGCCGACGACCTGCTGCTCGAATACCAGAATCTGATGCTGGCGCGCCAGGACCTCCCAACCTTCCCGCAGGCGGTAGCCGAATGAACCTCGTCGTCGAAATCGATGACTTCAAGCTGCTGGCCGGTCCGAACTCGCGCGCCCACTGGCGCAGCAAGGCCAGTCGCGTGAAGCGGGAACGGCAGGCGGCACACTGGCGCATGATGGATGCAAAGCGCCCGCCGCTGCCTGTGGAAGTCCGCCTGGTGCGCATCGCGCCGCGCGCGCTCGACGACGACAACCTGCAAGGTGTGTTCAAGGCCGTGCGCGACGGCGTGGCCGACGCCTACGGCATCGCCGACAACGACAAGACGAAGATCCGCTTCACCTACGACCAGGAGCGCGGCAAGCCGCACCAGTACGGGGTCCGCATCGAGGTGTCGCCGGCATGACCGTCCAGTTCGCCGCCCGCGCCGAGCGTCGCATCGCCAGCGTATGTGGCTGGGTCAACAAGGTGGTGTCAGGGCCTTACGACCCTGCTGACCTTGCCCGCCAGTGCGAGGCCAAGGGCCGCGAGTTGCTGAAGATTGCCGGCGATCTTCGCCGGGCCGCCCGGATCACGAACAAGAGCGGTGCCGCTGGCGCCGTGCACGAACCGAAGTAACCAGGGGAACACCATGCGACGCGGAAGCGAACTCGAAAACCGGCTGACCGAGTGGGCAAGGCATTACGGCGGTAGCCGGTACGAGCGGGAGAGCGGTGGCCATTCGTGGCTCGCTTCCCTGATGAAATGGCACGGCCGCCCTCCCACTGGTCTCGGGTTTGCCACCGAATGCAGCCCCGCCGACGAAGTGCAGGCGGTCATTGAATATCTGCAGAAGGAGGACTGGCTTCGATCGCAGGTGATCCGCTGCGAGTACCTGCTGCCCGGACAGCCCATCCATTCGAAGTTGCAGAAACTGAGACGCATCGGGGAGAACATGGGGCGGAGCACGTATTACGCCCGGCTCAGGTCTGCCCGACGGTACGTGGCCGACCGGCTTGGCATCCGCGACGACGAGTTGGAGAAGGAGGTCATCGGGTGAGGTTCGGCGACGGGAACACCCTTTTGGGGGCTCAGCGGCTCGGTGAAATGCATTTCATCTATGCATTTTTCTTCGAGAACGGAGCGGACATACACGTGAAGGTAGGCGAGAGCACTAAGCCCTACGAACGGCTGAAGTCTATCTGCTGCGGTAGTCCGTTCCAGGTCGCCCAGGCCGTCTTCTGCCACGCGGGCGGAAAGCGTGTCGCCCGAAAATTCGAATCACTGGTGGCGCAATCTCTGGGCGATTTCCGTACGCGCGGAGAGTGGTATTCCTTCAAGAAGGAGGACGCAGTGACCTTCCGGGGCTGCATCGCTGTGGCGTTCGCGAAAGCCACCGGGCGATCCCTGAAATGGACAAAAGTGGATATGCAGGAATTTGCCCGGGACATGGCCAAGGCGAAGGGAAACGCATTCCCTCACTGACCCTCTTGCCTGTTGGACGAAAAAGGGTATATTCGCGTCATCGCTGATAGTCGCGACCTACCTAAGCCCTGGCACCTGCCGGGGCTTTTTCGTTTTCGGCCTTTCCCCTGGGGCCGAACCGGCTGGCGCGTCGCTCCCCTCGGCTCGCCAGCCAACCTATTCCGGAGCATCCAATGGACGCCAAGACACTCGCCAGCGCTGCGGGCATTCCGCTCGTGCGCGCGCAGGTGTGGGCAGGCTTCCTGTCGGCTGCCATGGACAAGTACGAGATCAACACGCCGGCTCGCCAGGCTGCGTTCATCGCGCAGGTCGGCCACGAGTCCATGAGCTTCATGCGCACTTTGGAGATCTGGGGCCCGACGCCGCCGCAGGCTCGCTACGAGGGCCGTATTGACTTGGGCAATACCCAGCGTGGCGACGGCAAGCGATTCATGGGCCGCGGTCTGATCCAGATCACCGGTCGCGACAACTACGCGAAGGCCTCGAAGGCGCTGGGCGTTGATGTCGTGAAGCGCCCCGAGCTGTTGCAGGGTGAAGAACTCGCCAGCCTATCCGCCGCCTGGTGGTGGAAGACCCACGGACTGAACGAGCTCGCCGATGCTGGCCTGTTCGCGGCCATCACGAGGAAGATCAATGGCGGGTTGACCGGCCAGGACAAGCGGGAAGCTCTGTGGAAGAACGCCAAGGCGGCGCTGGGTGTGCAGTGACGACGGACGATGAAGTGGCCCTGGTTCACGAACGTGTTGAGGCGACTGAGGCCCACGCGGCAGAGGTCGCCATCCGTCATATCGGCGCGTATGCCCCATTCATTGGTGCCACGGAGTCCGTTGAGGACCGCGGCATCACGGCTTATGAGCGCATCGCGTCCACCCGCGCCGTGAGTAAGGCAGAAATGACCGAGCTTCTGGGCCGAGATATCCGACGCTTCGTCCGCACGCTGCGGCCACGCACGGCGATCTATCCGCAGCTCGGATCGGTACGTCTTGCGGTGCTGGCCCATGTGGCCATGGTCATCGGCTCGCCGGCCCTGATGGCGTGCCGCCCCTTGTGGGATGCAATCAGTCAGGCGCGGTGGGACGACGCCCAGGACACGTTGCTCCTTACGCGGTGGCCGGAGCGCGCAGTAAGCGATGACGAGCGCCGCCGCATGCTCGAGCTGGCAAGGATGATGCGAACTGGGGTTGTGCCGGCGTCTTGGACGGCGTGACGTGACGAACATGGCGAATCGCAGCATCCGCGCCCTCAAGGGCGGCGTCGCGGTGTTGGTGTTTCTCATGCTTGGCGTAGCGCTCTCCATGCTGATCAACACCGTTGTGCCCGCGGAGAACCGCGACATGGTGAGCATGGTGGTCGGCGGCCTGTTGGCCAAGGCCACAACGATTGTCGATCACCTATTCCCCACCAACCCAGTTCATACAAGGGCTGATGCACCATGAATCCTTGGGTCAGGGTTGCCTGCGCTCTCGCGCTGATGATTGTCGGCGCGGTCGGTGGGTGGTACGTGCGCGGCAAGGGCGCCGATGCTGAACTCGCCAGTGCGAAGCTTGATCGCGCTGCGGACCAGGCCGGCGCGGCCATGGCTTTCGGCCAAGCTGAAGCCCTTCGACTGTCTCAATACGAGACGCAGGCCGAAAAACTGGCCGCTGCCGATGCCGATCACCAGAAGGATATGTCCGATGCACAGGCCCGCGCTGACCGCGTTGCTAATGACCTGCGTGCTGGCACTCTGCGCCTGCGCGACGAATGGGCCACCGCCCGTGCCACCGCCGCAGTGCAAGCTGCCGCCTGTACCGGCAAGCCTGATGCAGCAGCCGAACTACGAGCAGCGGGTGCGCGGGATCTTGTTCTCGCCGGCGCCCAATGCGACAGCACCATCATCGGTCTCCAACGTGCGTTGATGGCCGACCGCGAGGGACAGTGACGTGTCGCCAATCAAGGCAACGGTGAGAGTTCGGTTCCGTTGGTGGCTGAAGCCATACCTGCTCTTAGTTGTTTTGAAGGCTCGGTTGACGGGAAGCTTCCCGGACATGGATAGCGTCGAGGCTCGCATCGTGCCAGCAACCATAACGATCGTTGCCTGATGGGCCGGCTGAAGAGCATAGATAGCCGCCTGGGCTCGCTGCCCGCCCGCGTACGGAACACTGTGCAGCCGGGATCATGGCGCCAGCCCGATGCCACGTCGACGAAGCGAGGCTACGGGTATGCCTGGCAGAAGGCGCGCGAGGGCCACCTGCGCAGTCATCCCTTCTGTGTGATGTGCCTGGTGCAGATGGACTTGGCAACCGAGGCAGATTGCCGCCGCGCATTCGATGGTGAAGCGAAGGCCGAGGTGATGCTGGTGTGCGCAGAGCGCGGGCTCGTGGTGCCTTGGGCACACGTGGTCGACCATCGCACGCCGCATCGCGGTGACCAGGTGTTGTTCTGGAACAAGACGAACTGGCAGTCGCTGTGCACGTCGCACCACAGCCGAGACAAGCAACGCACTGAGGCTGCCGACGCCGCTCCGCAAATGTGAACGAGATGTTAAGGCCATTGGCCGCACCGACCGGTCGGGTCGCCCGGGCAGGGGGTGGGTCGAAAGTCTGGCGCCGCGCAGCGATCTAGACCGCCGCCTCCCTCACGCACGGAAAATTTCCCCTGTTTGATTAATCGCAGCAGGGTTCAAAAATCAAACAACCCGCGCCGCGCAAGGCTTCGCAGCCTGCGTGACGCATCGAGGTGAGCCATGCCGCGAGGTGGCCCCCGACCGGGTGCTGGCCGACCGAAGGGCAGCACCTCGAAGGGAAAGAAAGCTCCAGCGTCGAAGCCGGAGAACAAGAAGAAGAGCGGGAAGGGCAAAGCCACTGGCGGTAAGGCCGTTGTCGTGCGTCCGGATCCGCCCCCGATTGAAGAGGTGCTTCAAGGCGAGGTGCTGCCGGCCAACATGACCCCGCTTGAGTACATGCTCGGTGTCATGAACAACCGGAAGGCCGAGGCGGACCGCCGTGACCGCATGGCAATGGCGGCAGCGCCGTACGTCCACGGCAAGGTCGGCGAGCAGGGCAAGAAAACGGCAAAGCAGGCTGCCGCTACGAACGCGACCGCGGGCGGGCGGTTCTCGTCGGCACCGCCGCCGCGCCGTAGCAGCATGAACTGATCGCATGGAGTGGACCACGGCGTGTGTCGACTGGGCGGAGCGCCTGGTCGCCAGGCAATCCATCATTCCGCCGCCGATTTTCCCCGACGAGGCGGAGCGTGCGCTGCGGATATTCAAGCAGCTGCAGGTGGTCGACCTGGGCAAGACGGTCTGGGATGACCAGATGGGCCAGATGCGTGCGCCGAATTTCGGCGAGTGCTCTGAACAGTTCGTGTTCGACTTCGTCGCCGCGATCTTTGGTGGGTACGACGCGGAGTCCGGCAAGCAGCTCATCCGAGAATTCTTCCTGCTGATCAGCAAGAAGAACACGAAGTCCACGATTGCCGCGGGCATCATGCTGACGGCCGTCATCCTGTGCTGGCGCGATAACGAAGAGCACCTGATCCTGGCGCCGACCAAGGAGGTCGCCGACAACAGCTTCCAGCCGGCGGCGGCCATGGTCCGTGCCGACGACGAGCTGAGCGACATCTTCCACGTCCAGGATCACGTCCGAACCATCACCCACCGCACCACGCGCGCGTCGCTGAAGGTGGTGGCGGCCGACACCGAGACGGTCTCGGGTAAGAAGTCCGGAAAGATCCTGATCGACGAGTTGTGGCTATTCGGTAAGAAGCCGAACGCGTCAGCGATGCTCATGGAGGCCACCGGCGGCCAGATCTCGCGCGACGAAGGCTGGGTGATTCTGCTCACCACCGAGGCCGACGAGCCTCCGGCGGGCGTTTTCAAGGAGAAGCTGAACTACTACCGCGACGTTCGCGACGGAATCATCGTCGATCCGAAGTCGCTGGGCGTGCTGTACGAGTTCCCCCCGGACATGGTGGCCTCGAAGGCCTATCTGGATCCGAAGAACTTCTACATCACCAACCCGAACATCGGGAGGTCGGTCAGCCAGGAGTGGCTCGAAGACAACCTGCGGAAGAACCTGCCCAAGACGGACGGGGACCTCCAGAAGTTCCTGGCGAAGCATCTCAATGTCGAGATTGGGCTGGCACTGCGGTCGAGCGCCTGGGCCGGCGCGCCGCATTGGCTGGCGCAGGCGAACCCTGACATCGACCTCGATTACCTGATCGCGCATTGCGACGTGATCACGGTCGGCGCCGACGGCGGTGGTCTGGACGATCTTCTCGGGTTGTCGTTCGTGGGGCGCCATCGCGAAACGCGGGTGTGGCTCATGTGGAACTACGCGTGGGCCCATCCCTCCGTGCTGGAGCGGCGCAAGGACATTGCGACGCACCTCAAGGACTTCGAGGACGAGGGGGACATGACCCTCGTCAACCGTGTGGGCGACGACGTACAGGAGCTGGCGGCGATGGTGGGCAAGGTCTACCGGGCCTGCCGCCTCGACAAGATCGGCGTGGATCCGAGCGCGCTTGGCGCGATCCTCGACGCGCTCGCGGCCGAGGAGATCCCGGAGGACAAGATCACAGGCATCCCGCAGAACTACAAGCTGCAGGCCGCCATCAAGACCACCGAACGCAAGCTGGCCGGTGGCGAGCTCTACCACGCTGGCCAGCCGCTCATGACCTGGTGCGTGGGTAACGCGAAGGTCGAGACCAAGGGCAACGCGATCTACGTGACGAAGCAAGCGTCCGGTGCCGCGAAGATCGATCCGCTGATGGCCAGCTTTAACGCCATTGAACTGATGTCCCGCAATCCGGAAGCCCCCGGCGGGCTTGAGGACTTCCTGATGAACCCACTGATCTCCGGCGCATGAAGACAGAGCTGGCGCCCAAGAAAATGGGGTTCATCCGATCGGCGATCGTGCGCGCGCTCGGCTACCCGACCCAGCTGTCGCTCACGGATCCCGATGGGTGGCAGGGCCAGAGGCACGAGTCGCCCAGCGGCGAGGTGGTGACGGTCGACGGCATGTTGAAGCTCGCCGCGGTCTGGAGCTGCGTCCGTCTCATTTCCGAGACGATCGCGACGCTGCCGTTCTCGGTTTACGAGCGGACCGCCAAGGGCAAGCGCGTGGCCCAGCGGCATCCGCTCCAGATGCTCATCCACGACCAGCCGAACTACGACACGACGGCCTCGGTCCACTGGGAAGCGGTGGTGGCGGCGATGCTGCTGCGCGGTTGCGCGCAGGTCGAGAAGCAGACGGTGGGCGACCAGCTCGTCGGCCTGAACTTCCTGGCTCCCACGCGCCTCACCACTTCCAAGGACTCGAAGGGCAACAAGGTCTACCGCTACACCGAGGACAACGGCTCGCAGCGTGAGATTCCGGCGGCGCGCGTCTGGACCATCCCGGGTTTCTCCTTGGACGGAAAGACCGGCCTGTCCGTGGTCCGGTATGCAACCAACATCATCGGCAACGCGGCCTCGGCCGATAAAACCGCCGGCGGCGTGTTCCGCGCAGGGCTGAAGCCGACCCGCTTCCTGAAGCTCGCGGCCTGGCTCACGAAGGACCAGCGCGAGCAGTACAAGGAATCGCTCGATTCGGTGAAAAACTCGCTGGATCGCGGCCAGGTGCCCGTCCTCGAGGGCGGCATGGACTTCGGCACGATCGGCATGAAGCCGGACGAGGCTCAGCTGCTAGAAAGCCGGGCTTATTCGGTCGAGGAGATCTGCCGCTGGTTCCGCGTACCGCCCTGGATGGTCGGCCACGCCGAGAAGTCCACCAGCTGGGGCACCGGCATCGAGCAGCAGATGATCGGGTTCCTGACGTTCACGCTCGGCCCGTGGCTCAAGCGCCTGGAGCAAGCCGTTCAGAAAGACCTGCTCAAGCCGGGTGAGCGGTCTCAGTTCTACGTGAAGTTCTCCGTCGAAGGCCTGCTGCGCGCCGACAGCGCCGGCCGCGCCGCGTTCTACGCCGCGATGGTCAACAACGGGATCCTCACCCGCGACGAAGTGCGCGAACTCGAAGACCGCGAACCGATGGGCGGCAACGCCGCCGTGCTCACCGTGCAAACCGCCATGGCCCCGCTGGATTCGCTCGGCAAGAGCGACACGCAGGACGTGCGCGCGCTCCTGAAGAGCGTGCTGTTCCACCCCGATCCCGCCACCGCGGACTGAGGAAACCAACATGACGCTCAAGAGCCTTCCGGGTGCACCGGAGAATCGCCTGCACGCTGGAATCAGCAGCCAGATCCTGCCGCGCGCGTTCGACCGCTGGAATCCGGGCCTACAGGCGCGCGTTACCGAGAAGGCGGCCGCCGGCGGCGACAACGGTGATCCCGACACGACGGCCGATCCGGACCGGACGATCAGCGTCTACGACGTGATCGGCTACGACTTCTGGACGGGCGACGGCGTCACCGCAAAGCGCGTCGCTGGCGCTCTGCGCGGCATGGGTTCCGGGCCGGTCTGGGTGAACATCAACTCGCCCGGCGGCGACATGTTCGAAGGCCTGGCCATCTACAACCTCCTTCGCGAGCACGACGGCGAAGTGAACATCCGTGTGCTGGGGCTGGCGGCCTCGGCCGCTTCCATCATCGCCATGGCAGGCGACAACGTGCAGATCGCCCGGGCCGGCTTCTTCATGGTCCACAACGCCTGGGTGGTGGCCAGCGGCAATCGCAACGATCTGCGCGAGTACGCCGACACCCTCGAGCCGTTCGACCGCGCCATGGCGGACATCTACGCCGCGCACACGGGCGAGAGCCGTGAGGACATGGCCAAGCTCATGGATGCCGAGACCTGGATCGGCGGCAGCGATGCGGTCGACCAGGGCTTCGCCGAATCCCTGCTGGACTCCGACCAGGTCGAGAAGGGCAGCTCGAAGGCGAGCGCCTCTGCCGTGCGCCGGATCGAGAGCGCGCTGCGCGCCTCCGGCCTGCCGAAGTCCGAGGCCATGCGCCTCATCAGCGATTTCAAGTCCTCGCTGGGTGACCAGCGAGGCAGCGGTGCGGGTGATCCCACCGACCCGGGTACGCGCGACGCGACCCACCTGACCGATGCCGCGGCATCCGCCGTGGACCTCACCCGCATTCTCTAAAGGAGCCATCCCATGGCCGCAGTCGAAGAAGATATCAAGCAGATCAACGCCAGCCTGAAGACGGTGGGCGACCAGCTGAAGGCGCACGCCGAAAAGGCCGACGCCCAGATCAAGCAGCACGTCACGCTCTCGGAAGAGACGAAGGCGAGCGTGGACAACCTGCTCAAGGAGCAGGGCGCCCTCCAGAACCGTCTCCAGAACGCCGAGCAGCTGATGGCGAAGCTGGAAGCGGGCACCACCCATGGACACGAGGAAGCCAAGTCTGTCGGCGCGCTCGTGATCGAGAGCGATAACATCAAGGCCATGAGTTCGTCGGTGCGTGGCAGCGCCCGCGTGGCCATGCCTCGCTCGGCCCTGATGAACGTCCCGGCGACCGTCGGCAATAACACCAGCGAGAGCAATTCGCTCGTGGTGTCTGATCGCCGCCCCGGCATCATCTTGCCCGGCCAGGCTCGCCTGACCATGCGCGACCTGCTTGCGCCGGGTACGACGGATAGCAACAACATCGAGTACGTGCGCGAGACGGGCTTTACCAACAATGCCGCGCCCGTGGCCGAAGGCGGCGCCAAGCCGTATTCGGACCTCAAGTTCGAGCTCGAAAACGCCCCGGTCCGTACGCTGGCTCATCTGTTCAAGGGCTCCCGCCAGCTTCTGGACGATGCGCCGGCCCTGATGAGCTACATCGACGCCCGCGCGCGCTGGGGCCTGCAGATCAAGGAAGAGGCGCAGCTCCTGTACGGCAACGGTACCGGCGCGAACATCAAGGGCATCGTGCCGCAGGCGACGGATTTCAACGAGACGCTGCTCGCTCTGGCGGGGATGACCCCCATCGACCGTATCCGCGTCGCGCTTCTGCAGCAGATCCTGGCTGAGTTCCCGGCCAACGGCATCGTGCTGAACCCCATCGACTGGGCGCAGATCGAGCTCACCAAGGATAACGAGGGCCGTTACATCATCGGCGATCCGGCCCGTGGCACGACGCCGCTGCTCTGGAACCTTCCGGTCGTGCAGACCCCGGCGATCACCGTGGACGAGTTCCTGGTGGGCGCGTTTAACCTGGGCGCCCAGATCTTCGACCGCATGGACATCGAGGTCGTGATCTCCACGGAAAACGATAAGGACTTCGAGAACAACATGATCTCGATCCGTGCCGAAGAGCGTTTGGCCCTCGCCGTTTACCGTCCGGAAGCGTTCGTGACCGGCTCGGTGACGGCGCCGGCGCAGGGCGGCGGCTGATCCCACTCATACCTGACTAAGGCACGGGGTGGGCAACCACCCCGTGAACAGCATGAACGAGAAAATCTACGCCAAGGCTCAGCGCTCCTTCGACCACGACAACGTGCGCCGTTCGAAGAAGTCGCTGGCGTTCGCAGTCGAGAAGTCGCTGTATACGCAGTTTGAAGCCACTCACCTGGTTCGCGCGGCGACCGAGGAAGAGATCGCCGAGGCCAAGGCGGCCGAGGTGAAAGCTTCGGCGCCGACCAGCGAGACGACGGTTCCCGACCCGGTGAAGCCCGTTGTCGATCCGAACGGCGGCGGCGACGGTGATGGTGACAACCCGCCGCCCCTGACGGCCGAACAGTTCATCGACGGCACCGTGCCGGATGTGGTCGCCCGCATCGAAGGCGCAACGAAGGAACTGATCGAGGGCGCGCTTGCCGCCGAAACGGCGAAGGGCGAGAAGGCACGTAAGGGCGTGACCGATGCCCTGACCGCTGCGCTGACGCCCGCGGCCCAGTGACATGGCACTGGTAGATACGGCACTCGCGATCCGGCACCTGCGCGAGTCGTCGGACGCCGACGTGTCGGTCTACCTTGAGGCGGCCGAGGAACGCGCCATCGCCTTCCTCGGCCGCAACGTCTACCCAGACGACGCGAGCCTGGCCGCCGCGGTCACGGCCGGTACCGCCGGCGATGCGCCGATGGTGGTCAATTCCTCCGTGAAGGTCGGCATCCTGCTGACGCTGGGGAGCCTGTGGGCCAATCGCGAGTCGGTGATCGCCGGTAGCACGGTGGCGTCGGTGAGGATCCCACTGGATGCGGAGGCCATGCTCTGGCCGTTCCGCACCGGTCTGGGGGTCTAGCCGTGGCGCTGCGCGCGGGCGAGATGCGGCACCAGCTGCGAATCGAGAAACTCGTGGCATCCGATGATGGCGATTATGGCGGCGCTGCCGGTCCAGCCAGTTGGGTGCCCGTTGCCACGGTGTGGGCACGTCGCACGAACACGCTTCGAGCGACCGCCGAGGCTGTCGCTGGTGGCCAGGCTATTGCGCCCCTGCAGGTGCGCTGGGACATGCGCCCCCGTGACCTCGATCCGGCCAATCGCCTGGTTGGCGTCGGCGGCGACCATGATGGTGTCGTGTACGACATCGCAAACGTCGGGATCAGCAACGACCGCAGCGAGATGGCCGTGATGACCACGTCCGGGGCGAGCGATGGCTGATCTTGAGCTCGAAGTCGACGGTCTGGCCGACCTCGAACGCCGCCTTACCGACATTGCCGGCCCCGGCGCCCGCCGTTCGCTCACGAAAGGGCTTCGGCAGGGGACCAATATGGTGCTGGCCGAGGCACGCCGCCGTGTGCGGAAGAAAACGGGTGCGACGGCCAAGGCTACTCGCACAAAAAGCCAGGGTTTGCGTGGTCAGGACCTGATTTTCTCTGTTGTGACCAACGATGTCGGCCGCTGGCTCGAATTGGGCACCTCGAAGATGCAGCCGTATCCGTTCCTGCGGCCCGCCACCGAAGCCATGGCAACCAAGGCGGTAGAGGTGATGCGCGACATTACCCTGGCGGCTATCGAACTCGAGGCCTCGAAGAAATGAGCGCTAAGTCCGCCGTCTTCAAAGCGCTAAATGCAGTCGCGCCCACATTTCCCGTCAAGGCACCCCTCGGTACGAAGGCGCCCTACATCCGCTATCTGCGTGTGGGCGGCCGTGACGCAACGACCTACGACGCCAACGGTGACGGCGCGACGTCTGGCACGTTCCAGATCGACGTCTTCACTACCGAGGGTGGATCGGCCGAACGGCTCGCCATCGAGGCGCGCGCCGCGCTCTACGCGAGTGCCTCGCTGACGATCGGAGAGGTGATCGACCTTCCCGACGATTTCGAGGACGACACCAAGCTCTTCAAAGTGTCCTTTCAACTGGACGCCTGGGAATAGAACCGCAACCGCGGGACCATGCCGGCCACGCCGGTACTTCTAAGCCACCTCCGGGTGGCTTCTTTTTTTGGAGACCACCATGGCGAACAAGGCCAAGAGCACCCAGCTACGCAAGATCGAGGTCAGCGAAACCGGTACCGCGCAGGGGACGTGGACGAAGGTTTCGCAGCTGACGGCCGCGCCGTTCTCGACCGGATCCGCGCAGTTCCTCGACGCGACCAACTACGACAGCCCACGCAAGGAGTACACCGACGGGCTCGACGATGTTCAGGATATGAACATCACTTTCCAGCGTGTCGTCGATGACGAAGGGCAGAACATGCTCCGCGACGCTTGCTTCGAGCGTCCCCGCCCGACGCTGTACTTCCGTGGCACCACCGGCCAGGGCGAGGTCATGACGTTTGAGAGCACCGTGGGCGGCTGGTCGCTCCCGGATGGCCCGAATGCGGTTGAGACGGCGCAGGTCACCGTGCGCCCGAACAACATCGTTTGGACCGGCCCGGAGACGCCGTAATGACGAAGCTTCTCACCAAGGAACAGATCCTTTCGGCCGACAGGAAGAAGTTCGAGGACGTCGCCGTGAAGGAGTGGGGCGGTACCGTCCGCCTCCAGGAGCTCTCGGCCAGCGACCGCGACCAGTGGGAGTCCGAGCAGATCACCGTGCAGGCCGATGGCACGGGCGTGAAGTTCAATCCGAAGCATGCCCGCGCACGTTTGATTGTGCGCAGCCTGGTCGATGAGGGCGGCAAGCGCCTGTTCAAGGACGACGAGGTGGCATCGCTGGGCAGCCTGTCCGCGTCGACGATGCAGAAGCTGTTCAAGAAAGCGATGGCGCTCAACGCGATTAGCGCGGACGACATGAAGGAGCTGGAGGGAAACTCCGGCGCCGCCCCGAGCGCCGGCGGCTCTTCGACCTCTGCGAGCGCTTCGGCGTAGCTCATCCGTCGATCCTGCTCCGGCAGCTCACCTCGAGCGAGCTGTCGGAGCTGATCGCGTACAGCGAGCTACACCCGGTTTCGCCGGGCATGGAACGCATGCTGGCCCGCATTGCGCATATCTCCGCCGTCGCTGGCGGGGTGAAGGCGGATGACGAGCCGCTCCCGGCGACGAGCCACCTCATACGCAAGTTCCCAGACGAGATCTGACCTTGGCCACGATTGCGCAAATCCGTGCCGACCTGGTCGGCTCCAGTGCGAGCTTCCGCAGTGAGATGATCGCTGGCCAGCGTCAGGCCAACATCTCGCTGGCTGCCGTGCGTGGCGATGTGAAAGCCACGGCTGAGAGCCTTGCCACGCTCAACAAGGCCGCGGCCGGGTTCATCGGTTTCGAAGCGATCAAGGCTGGCGTAGAGAATCTGCTGGAGGCGCAGAAGGCCGCGCAGCAGATTCACTACTCGCTCCTGAGCGCCACCGGGTCCGGTACCGCCGCGGATGCGGCCTACAAGGCGGTGTCGGCCACAGCGGAAAAGCTGGGCCTTGACTTGCAGTCGTCTGCCCTGGGGTTCGCGTCCATGTCGGCGGCCGCGAGCGCCAACGGCGTGACGATGAAGGACCAGCAGGCGCTTTTCGATGCGCTCGCGCGTTCCTCGACGGTGCTGCACCTGTCGTCGGAGCAGACCGGCCGTGCGATTACGGCACTCAGCCAGATCTTCGGCAAGGGAAAGATCCAGGCCGAGGAACTCCGGCAGCAGCTGGGCGATGCCGTGCCCGGGGTGGTGCCGAGGTTCCAGGCGGCGGTCATGCAGATGATCAAGGGGACCGACCTTGCCGGAAAGTCGTTCGATCAACTGCTGCAGTCGGGCGATGTTACCGTACAGAAGTTCCTTCCCGCGCTCATCCAGGCGCTGAATGCCACAGGCGCAGGGGCTGAGCAGGCGGCGGGAGGCCTGAATGCCTCAATCAATCGGCTCTCGACCGAATGGTTCAAGCTGAAGACGGACCTCTCCGGCGGCCTCTTCAGTGACGTGGCCATGGCCAGCGTCGACCTGATGGCGAAGAACCTTGATCACCTGGCGAGCGTCGCCGGTGTGGTCGCCGGCGTGGGATTGGCCAGACTCGCCGGTGGCGGTGCATCGTCCGCAGCAGGCGCCGCCACGTCCGGCTACCAGCAGGCGATTCTCGGGCCGCGCATGGCTGCCGACGCCGACGCTGCATACGCCAAGGTCGCGCGGGGTGCGGCCGAAGCCGCTGCGGCGGACGTGCACGCCGCCGAGGCTGCGCTGGCACGAAACGCCGCATGGCAGGCGTCGGCTGTTGCTGCCGCAGACGAGTCCCGAGGCGCTCTTGCCGTCGCATTCGCGAACAACGAGGCGGCGCAGGCAACGCTGGCGCATCAAGCTGGCGCTGCGAGCCTGTCCGCGAACCTGCGCGCGCAACGAATTGCTTTGGCGGAAGCGGCGGCGGCACAGGCTGCGATCACCAAGGCCGAGCAGACCTACGACGCGGCGATGGCCAGCGGCAGCGTGCTCGCTGAGCGCCGTATCGCGCTCGAAGCGGAACTGGCGGCGGCGAAGACGCGCGGGGCGTTGGCCTCCGAAGCCGCAGCGGCCGCCACGGCGCGTGCAGACGCAGCAGCTGCGGCAACGGGTGCGTTCGCACTTGTGCAGAAGGGGGCGGCGAGCCTTGGGAATCTCGCCATCGGCCTCGTGGGTGGACCGTGGGGAGCTGCAGCCCTCGCCATCGGTGCCGTTGGCTACGCCATCTATGACACCCAGAAGCGTTCGGAGGACTATCGTCGAGAGACCGACGAACTGGCCAAGTCGATCGCGCAGGTTCGCCAGGAGGCGGAGGATACTGCCAAGACGTTTGGCGATCTCGATGGTTCGATGACCTTCAAGCAGGGCATCGAGCAATACAAGCAGGAATCGACCGCGATTGCCGGACAGCGCGCTGCCCTGGCTGACCTGCAGGCGCAAGCGGAAGCCATCCAGGCTCGCATTGCCAGCCGTAGCAGCGGTACCGCTGGCGGAGCCTTCGCCAACCTGTTCGATCAGCGCGAACTTGATGGCATCAACGACCGCATCAAGGCCCTACAGCAGCAGATCGACCCGGCGGCCAACGCCGTCGATGCCCTCGGGAACAAGCTCTCTGGCGCGCTCGCGCCTTCCATCGACAGCGTGAAGCGCGCGCTCGACCAGCTTTCCAGCGGCAAGTCCCTCATGGACGTGGTGTTCGACCTGTCGTCGAGCGCCGACAACGGGATCGCCGCGGCCGACGCAGCGCTGGCCAGCGTTCGAGCGAGCTACCAGAAGTTCCAGACCGAAGCGAAGACCCTGTCGGACAAAGCTGCTACGGAAGGGATGACGAACGTTCAGCGGATCCAGTACGAATACCGCCAGGCGCTCGCTCAGATCGATAAGCTCCCTGTGGGCAGCCAGTCGACCGAGCGTGGCCAGCTGACATCCACGTACGCGCTCGCGGTGCAGTCGGCCTCCCAGAAGGATGCCGCCGATGCGGCCAAGAAGGCCGCCACCGAGGCCGCGTCCAAGGCGCGCGAGTGGCAGCAGCAGGCTGATAACCTCAACCAGTCGCTCCTGCGCACCCACGATGAGCTGGACGCGCAGCTCGACAGCACGCAAAAGCTGACACCGGCTGAGAAGTTGTTGCAGGACATCGTCGGTGGCACCAACGATGCCTACAACCACGCCACTAAGGCTCTTCAGCAGAAGATGCTGGCGCAGGCTCAGGCCAACGCCGAATTGTCGAAGGCCGTGGTTCTCCAGCAGCAGGAAACCGCCGCGGCAGCGCGCAGCGCGGCGCTCAATGAGCAGTTGGCCGCGCGGATCCAGCGTCAGAACGAAGCCTCTCAAATTGTGGTGGCCGGTGTAGGCCATGGTCGTGAGGCTACCCAGCAGCTGCAGGATGAGCTCCGGATCCGGCAGGAATACGACCGGCAGCGGCAGCAATACGACAAGGAGGCAGGTCGCCTGCCAGCCGGTTCGCCCGGTTCCGTAGGGTCGTCGGAGTACGACAGCGACGTCGCCAAGATGATGGCGAGCCAGCAGCAGGAGCTCGCCATCTACCGCGCCGGCGCGCAGGCCCGCCTGGAGGCGGAGCAGGACTGGCGTAATGGTGCGGTCGCTGCACTGGAAGACTATCGTTCGTCCGCAAATGATGTGGCTGGCCAGACCCAGCAGGCCTTCTCCGACGCCTTCAGCGGTCTTGAAGATGCGCTGGTGAACTTCGCCCAGACGGGCAAGCTCAGCTTCACCTCCCTGGCCAACTCGATCATCGCTGACCTCACCCGCATGCAGGTCCGCGCGGCGGCGAGCGGCCTGTTCCAGTATGCAGCGCAGGCTATCGGCAGCTACTTCGGCGGGCAGACGGCCGGGGTCCAGTCCCTTGGCGGCGATACTTCCTATTTGAACAGCTCGTACAACACGGGGCAGTACGGCGGCAGCTTCTCGTTCGGCGGCGGCCGTGCAAGTGGGGGCCCCACGACGGGCGGGACGATCTACGAAGTGGCGGAGCAAGGGCCTGAAGTCTATCGGTCCGGCGGCCGCACCTACCTGTTGTCGGGGCAAGACGGGCAGGTATCGCCCGTGACTTCCGGCGGCTCGCTCAGTTCGGACGCGTACGGCTCGGCCGGCGGCCTGGTCGTGAACATCACCAACAACACCGAAGCGCGCGTGACGGCGAAGCGCGGTCGCGATGGCAACGGTATGCCCAGTCTCGACGTGCTCATCGATATGGTCGATTCCGGGCTTGCGGACCGCGTCGCAACCGGCCGTAGCCGCACGGGCAACGCGATCGCCCAGCGTACCGGTACCAGCATGGCGGCAACCCTCTGATGGCGACCATTCCCTCCTGGCCGGACACCCTCCCGGCCCCGATGATCGACGGCTACACCCGCAAACCCAAGCCGTCGTTCGTTCGCACAGATATGGATAGCGGCCTGACCAGGAGCCGCCGGCGCGCGGTCACGACGGCGACCAACTTCCAGCAGCGGTATCGGCTGACGCAGAGCCAGGTTGCCATCTTCGACGACTGGTTCGAGAACGAGGCGTTCGGTGGATCCGCGTGGGTGCTTATGCCCGTGATCACGGGGCAAGGGAAGATCATGGTGCAGGTGCGCTTTACGGACACGCCAGATTACTCCAGCGTCTCCGGCTCGAAGCTGCAGGACATCACCGTCAGTCTGGAGACGTTTGCCAAGCTGGTGCCGAATGGCTGATTTCTCCGAGGCACTGAAGGAAGCGTACGCCTCCAACCCCGTGGGGGAGATCATCCTGGAGACGCTAGAGTTCCTGCACCCGGCGTTCATCAATGACGACGGCAACCCCGACTCTATCCGCATCGTGCATGATGGGCAGGACCTATTTGCGACGCTTGAGCCCACGGCGCCGCTGCACCCGGGCGCTACCGTCCAGTTCCAGGCGTTCGCCTTCGACGTGACGCTTCCGGGCTTCGAGGAAGGGCAGACGCCCACGATGACGATCACAGTGGATAATGTGGGCCGCGAGCTCACCCGCGAGCTGGAAGCCGCAACAGCGTCGATTCAGCCGATCACCGTCATCCACCGGATCTACCTGATCAGCGACTTGTCCGGCCCGCAGATGGACCCGCCGATTCAGATGACGGTTCAGAAGGCGACGGTGGACCTGAATCATGTCGCCTTCACCTGTACCCTGGACGACGTCACCAACGTCCCGTTCCCGCGCCGCCAGTACACGCCAGACGACTTCCCGGGCCTTGTCCGATGACACCGGCCGAGATCCGCGCCTACGTGGGCAAGCCCTACCAGCTCGGTGCTGATGGCCCCGATGCGTACGACTGTCGTGGCCTGGTGTGCCAGGTCCTGCGTGAGCACTTCGGCCGCGAAGTTCCCGCTCTTCCGGTCGGCCCGCAGCTTGGCGATGTGTGGGCGTCGAACATGGCCAGTGGCACCTGGGAGACCGTGCAGACGCCTGCGCACGGCGATGCCGTGGTCCTGCGCGGCGGCGCTGATCCTCACGTTGGCATATACCTGAATTCGGCAGGTCCTGGCGTCCTTCATGCTTCCGAGGGCGCAAGGCAGGTGGTGTGGACCCCCGTGGACCGTCTGCGTATGCTGGGATTCTCGAGGCTGTCATTCGTCCGGTGCCACGCCATGGCAGAATCTGGGCACTCCATGCCATAGGACTTGCCATGCGCCGTTTCGCCATCTTCGCCTGCCTTGGCCTCTTGGCCGGGTGTGCCGCCACACCGCCGAAATTCGGTACCGCGCCACCTGTGCCAGATAGCCGAGTCTTTGACCGATCGATGACCGTATCCGGCCCCGACAAAGGGCAGATCTACGTTGTCCGATGGACGGACGCGGTCGGTGCGGGGGGGATCGACGCTCGGGTTTACGTCGATGGCGTGCGGGTCGCCAACGTCGGAAAAGGTGAGGGATTCCGAGCATTCGTCACTCCTGGGAAGCACACCGTTGGCGTCAAACTCTTGGGAGTAGATTCGGTCGATCAGCCAGTGCGCTATCGAGATGTCGAAGTCTCGGCCGGCGAAGTCCGGGAGTTCGAGATTTTCTGGGCCGGAAGCGCCTTTGATATCCAGCCTCACACCTGAGGCTAGAAGAACACCGACGTTTGTTGAAGGCCCGCGAAAGCGGGCCTTTTCTTTTGGAGAACCCATGCAGGCTACCCTGGTCCACGTCCGCGATCCGTTCCGGCACCATGTAAACCGCGAAGTGCACCGGGTCAGCCGCCGGACGCGAATCGACACGCTGCTACGCCGGCACGGGCTCATCGCCGGGCGTGGCCGGAAAATGCGCCGGCTATCCTCGTTCGTGGTGGTGAAGGGACCGAACGAGTATCTGTTGCAGTCGCAGTGGTCGCGCCAGATCGGCGATGGTGAGGTGCTGTCGGTGGTTGCTCTTCCGAAGGGCGGTGGCGCGCTTCGTATCGTGGCCCTCGTCGCGATCGCCATCCTGGCCGCCTACACGGGTGGTGCTGCCGCGACGGCAGCAGGTGGCTGGGCTAGCGTGGGTGGCGCGGCTGCTGGCATTGCCGCCAGTACGGCGGTGACGATCGCCGGACAAATGCTTGTGAATGCTGTGATGCCCCTGCCGAAGCCCCCGACCGGGAGTTCGGACACCAGCAGCGGCGCGTACGGAATTGGTGCTAAAGGGAATACGGCACGTCTACTGCAAAGCATTCCAGTGATGTATGGCCGGTTCAACGTCACCCCCGATTACGCCGCCCAGCCCTACACCGAGTTCAACAACAACGAGCAGATCCTCTACTCCCTTCTGGCCGTCACCCAGGGTGATATCGCTGATCCGGTGATCCGTATCGGCAACACCGCAATTGAGAACTTCACCGAAGCCACGTACGAACTAATCCCGCCTGGTGGCGCCGTCACCCTGTTCCCAGACAACGTGGTGACCAGCGATGCGGTGCAGGGCTTGGAGCTGAAGCGGCCCGCCGAGGGCGGCGACTGGCAAGGGCCGTTTGTTGCGAATCCTGCTGGCAGTACGACCAAGCAGATCGGTGTGGACATTGGGTTCGCCCAGGGCATTTACCGCATCAATCAGGACGGTAAGGAAAAGACTGCGGTCGCCCACTTCGAGGTTCAGATTCAGCGCGTCGATGACAGCGGCAACGCCATCGGGGGTTGGGTATCCGTGCTGAACCGGACGATAGAGCGCGACGACAAGACGCCAGGCCAGTTCACCACTTACCAGCTCGCCGTCGACGAAGGGCGCTACCAGGTGCGGGCTCGTACCTACGACTACGACAATGGCGGTGGTACGACGATCAACGCGGTGACGTGGGCGGGCATGCGTGCCTACCTGCCCAGCCACCGGACCTATGGCGATATCACGTTGCTGGCGGTGCGCATCCGGGCTACGAACAACCTCAATAACACGACCGCAGGGTCGATCAACGTCACGGCCACGCGCAAACTGCCGGTATGGACGGGCTCAGCGTGGACGGCGCCGCAGGCCACCCGAAGCATCGCCTGGGCCGCGGCGGACGTACTACGCAACCAGACCTACGGCCGAGGGTTCGCGGACAACCGGCTGAACCTTGCCGGGCTGCTGCAGCTGGATCAGGTCTGGGCGGCTCGCGGGGACACGTTCAACGGCATCTTCGACACGAAGACGAGCCTGTGGGATGCCCTGACCACCGTGTGCCGTGCCGGACGTGCGGTACCCATGTACTACGCCGGCGTGGTGGATATCGTGCGCGACGCGCCGCGGGACGTGGCTACCCTGGAGATCACGCCGGACAGCATCGTGGCGGGCAGCTTCTCGATCGACTACGCCTTCCGGGCTCCGGATGCTCCTGACCACGTCGTGGTGACGTATCGCGACGAGACCACTTGGCAGGACCAGACGGTGGCGTGTGCCCTTGGCGACAGCCCGAAGCTGAACCCGAAGAACGTCACCCTGATGGGCGTGACCAACCGCGACCAGGCGTTCCGCGAAGGCATCTACATGGCGGCCTGCGATCGCGACCAGCGCAAGTTGCCGACGCTCACGACCGAGATGGAGGGTTACATCCCGCGCTACGGCGACCTGGTCACGGTCTCCCATGATGTGCCCGCGTGGGGCGAGTGGGGGCACGTCCTCGCCTTCGACGAAGATACTCTGACCGTCACCACGAGCGAGCCCACGCAGTGGTTCGTCGGTCAGCAGCACTATGTACGCCTCCGCGCCCGCAACGGATCAGCCATCGGTCCG